CTAGCACATAACTTTGAATGATTGACCGTTGCCGCTAACCGTAATGGAGCAAGAGCCGTTAGATTGAGCCGTAAAGCCCTTTGCGTATAGTTGCGACGACGACAGACGCACATCGTCCTTAACGAGCACAAAAGACGGGGCAACGTTTGGAGGATTCATTGACGATTCGATTCGATAGCCGTCGAGCAAGTCACTCAATGACTCGCGAGGTGCCTCCGCTTGAGCCGTTGCGGGTTCCGTCGACATGTTCGGCGTGCCAACTAAGGTGAACACCGCAAACGAGACGGCGACACCTGCCGCAAATACACTGAATCGAGAGTATTTACGGAGATAGATTTTCGTAATGCGCATGATATTTCTCAATGTATACGGGACAGTGTAACGTCCGTGGGTATAGTAGGGCGGCAATACTGAAAAAACGCCGTCCTCATAGTTGTTTCTAAACATCTGCTTAGTGTCATAAGAGCTGTATAAGTCCGTACCCCAGAGCATCCATTTATCGACGGTGAGCGAGTTAGCGTTGTCACCATACTTCACAATGCCAACGTGCAGCTTAGGCATTTTCAACTTGAGTTGACCGAGCGTCAGAACGGATACCGCAGTCGAGATGATAGGGACTTGAAGACGGTCTAAACGACGACAAAACACGGTGTGCTCAGCCAGTGCGAGACGCGCTTGTTTATCAACAATCGAAATATCTTGAACGATGAAAATGACATCCCATCCAAGCTTTCGAATATGCAAAAGGTGGTCAATTAACTTTTGTCGATTCTTATCGTTCCATGTGCGCGAGTTAAACCACGTTCCGCACTCATCGAGCACAATCAAGCCGTCTTTTTTGGTGTCATAGCTTTTATTTGCCGAACCAATCACCATCAAATCTTCCACTTGAGGCTTGTACGGTAAGCGGTAAAGTCGAGTGTTGCGCTTATCGCGTCCAAGCATTTCTTTCAAGTTGATATCGAGGTTTGTCGCCACAGGCACACCACGCATAAACGCCTCACGAATCTTACCGACTGCCGTTAGTGTTTTACCTGAGCCGAGCTTACCCGTGACAAAGTAGACCGATGCCATTACGCCGCCCTCACAATCGCGTAGAACTTCCACTCCCACACCCAACGCAGCAGACGCGCCGAGTAAATCGCACTCACGCAAGGAATTGCATTGTTAGGAATGAACATGCCAGCAGCTTGTGACCAAAACGGGGGTGTGACGTAAGAAAGCCCAGTGGCAAGCGTATAAATAGCAAGAGTGAGTGCGAGTGTAAGCCCAATCAATAAGGTAATAATTACCAAGTTAATCGTGACGTTGCGCGCCTTGGCGATAAAGAACCAACCAAACAGGGTAGTCGCTATTTGTGCTATAAACGCGACCAAAGCAGGTAAACGCAACGCCGCACTAATGCCTGAAACAATAGGTAATAGCTGAATCATTAGTAATATCTCCCCGAACCTGGCTTGTTACTTGGTACAGGCGTGACCTCTGTCAGCAGGATTTCAACAAGGGTCTTAATCGTGTAGATGTAAATCAGAATGGAAAGGATCATTTTCAACTTATGAGAGAACTCACAAGAGATTGAAACATTCCCACCATTGAGCGTTGGTAAAGAAAGCCGCATACATTGGCTAGGCTGTGGAAGCAAGTTAAGGAATGAATCAGAAACCGCGGTAATATGCGCCTCAGATTCAGCCGTAATGTTCTTTTCGAGCAAATCATTTGCCGCACCAACAACCGTAGATTCATAAGAGCCTAAGGCACCGGAAACAATCGAATCCGCTTGAGTTAACGCATCACCAACAAAGTTACTATCCACCCCATGAGGACTTTCACAGAATCTATTCTCAGGAGTAGGTACACATGGTTTTAAATCGTCTAGCTTATCCGAAAGCTCATCAAACCCTTGTTGGTTGGTTTGCTGCAAATCTCCAAGGTCACTAGACAGTTGACCAAAACCATTACTTAACTGGTTGTTCACCGAAGTCAGCAAACGGTTTGTATTGTTGCCAATATCAGACAACATATCGGACTGACCTTGAATCGCATTCGCTACATGGTTTGCATTATCGACGACAGTATCCGTATTCAAATCAACCGACGCCTTGAGCGCATCGAGAGCGGATTTAGTTTCAGCCTGATTCTTGTTCATATCGTTATTGATGCCAGTTAGCTGTGCATTCAAATCACTATTCATGGATTTAATAGCGGCGAGGGTATCAATAGTATTATCGACATCAGGCTCAGGTTTATCGGGGTCGGTCGAACCCGTACCATCACCACCGGAAGCACCGCCACCTGGTTTATCAGGGTCGCCTAAATCACCACCCGTTGGAGGGTCGATATCGGTATCAGTGGCACAAGCTGGCCAATTAGGACCGCCAATAACACAAGATTCTGGCTTGGGAGTGTCACACCAGTTGTTTTCTGGTCTACAGCACGTACCGTACCTAGGGTCCCAGTCCGGCGAGTCAGGTGTACATTCTTCAGGCTCTGGGTCTTTACATGCAGGCCAATCAGGTGAATCAGGGGTACATTGCTGAGTAGGAGGTGGACAGCTCATATCAAGATACTCGTCCTCATCCCGACAAATGATATTGGCTTGATAGCCGGGCCCCTTTGCTGAACATGATTGAGAGTAATCTCTCATTTGCTGAATTGTGTTGGGGCGACTACAGAACGGCGGAGGAGGCGGCTCCTTACAAACCCCATCAATTAGCTCTTGACCATCAGGACAGCCACCAGAAACGGGAATTAAATCAACTCTCGACCAATCTTCATTCCATCTTCCACTCTTAAAATATCGGTGTTTAACCTCAAGACTATAGCTACCAGAACGTTGATTAATAACAGCGTGCTCTGTTCCATCAATCATAAAGGAGCGCCCAACACAACTGCCTACGCCTTGAGGGTCGACATAACTCCCAGAGCTAATACCAAAACAATTAGAAAAAACGGCAATGTAACCACTCCAACCGTGAACTTTCATTACGGACGCATTAGCACTAAACGAAACACTCAGCAAAATAACCAGTGACGCAATGCTTTGTTTAATACTCATTTATTTTCCTCATAAAAAACGCCCCCATTCGGAGGCGTTGACCAATGGGTGTATAAAGCAACTGTTAGAATTACGTTGCTTTGTTTGCACCTTTCTTGAATAGCTTGATGCCGATGAAGCCGACTGTCATTGGCACGGCGATGCCCCATGTCGAGGTGAGCATTTCAGTGACGTAACTTGCCAGCGTGCTAAAGGCTTGTGTTGCCACTTCTGGAAGTGCTGCATTGGCAGAAGATGCTGCCATGAGAAGTGCACCACCAAATGCCGCACGTTTTGCTGTTACTACTGCGCCAGCCTTAGCCATTGCTGCGCGTACTTTGCTTTGCTTTTCCATAGTCTTATTTCCTATGTTATGGTTTATGAAGAAGTTGAAACCTCAGCCGCTTTCTTGAATCCGAGAATGTGGAAGCCAATCGAGAAGCCAAGGATAAAGGCTGTCGCGAAACAGCCGAGCATGAACTCTGATGACAGCATTTATCTTTGTCCTCCGACCATCCAACCGAGCGCAACTAGCAAGAAGCAAATGCCTAAGAACACCATTAACTGAAAGTTATCGAGTCGAGCCATTAGCTCTGCAAATTGCGTCTCGGTCATGATTTATCCCTTACTTTTCGTTAAGTTGAGGTAGGGCGTAGAGGTGGAAACCGTCGATAGAGACGTGTTTACCCTCATCGTTACCAAAGCTGAATTTCTTGTGTTCCACATCAAACATCATGCGATTACCCACACAACGCTTGAGCAGTTCGCCAGCCTTGCCGTTTTCCCAAAGCTCAGGAGACACGCGCACTTCAATAGTGTCTGTTGGGTTGGTCGTGATAAGACGGAGCTTGCCGTTTTGCTTTTGTTCGCCGTTACGGTCTGTTTTGGTTTCTTGCACGATGTCCGAAGCATCTAGAATTAAACCTTCCATTCTCATAGTGTTTTGCCCTTATTTTTACGTTGTTGGTTAGTTGAAAATTGAAATGACAGTTATTGACACAAGTCCAAGGGAAATTAATGCATCATGTCGGGCGGGGCTGCGCCCACCCAACACGACGCATTAATTTCCTGAGGGTCGGTGAGCAACAGCGCTTCCATTTCGTCATAGAGCGCTAGGTGCTTTTCGTATTGCTCGTAAAGGTCGTCATACATACGCTCGTATTCTTTTTCACGTTCTAGCGCGTCGAAGTAATCGACCACGTTAGACATGATCCCTTGTTGAGCACGGATGAATTGCTCTTTGTTCTCGGTCTTCCAAGTACGGAAGCGAGTCGCGATAAAAATCTTATGGAACATCAAGCCATTCAAACGCGCTTGAGCCATATCACCGTAGCGAGTCGATGAGTATTCACCGCCCGAAGCAATCAATTTTTCGATAGAGGTTGACACGGAGTATTCCGCTTTTACTGGTTGGTCTTTGCGCTTAACGAACACGCCGCCCATTGCGTAACAAAACGCTTTCCAGTCGCCCTCATCAGCAGAGCGGCGAACCTTTTCTAATAGAAAGTGTTCGTCTTGAGATAAATCTGTAAACAAAGCATCGTCCTCTTTGAATTCATCACGAAGACGACGAAGCTCACGCCATACCGTGACAGATGGACCACCAATAAATTGAAATTGACGAATTTGATTCACACGCGCCCAAGTCACGACACGTTCCGCCGCATCCGAGCCAGACAAAGACGAACCTTTGTCAGAATCAATGTGCTGACCGTCGATGTTTTTACTCAGGTATTTAGCGACATAGCCAACGGCTGAACCTTGCGACCAGTCGATAACTTCCGCTTTGAAACGGGCTTTCTTGGCACCTTTTTCGTTTGGCGAGTCAGCCATAGCGAGACGACGAAACTCAGACGTCACGAACTTGCGTGCGGATTTTTCCATGAAAAGCAACAAGTGGTGATGTGGCGTGCCGTCTTGGTGAGGCTCGACAATGCGCATCCCGTAAACCTTGATTTTGCTCTTATCAATCGACTTACGAAGATTCGCCCAAACGCCCATTAGGTAAGCGTGAGCTGCTTTCGCGTCAGGCTTGCCAGCCTCAAGCCATTTCGGGTTGATGTCACCCTTAGAAACAGAGTGGAAACGAGACGGAGCCGTTACCGTGAAGAACACCGCATCGTGACTCGATTCTTGAGCGATTTCCTCAAAGCCACGCAGACGAACAAACATTTCAGCGCGGCGAATCTCAGCGTTAGAAACCGACTTAGCGGATAACTCACTGAGTGTGAAGTAGTTAGACGGGTCAGCCTCATCGTAAGCAATCGTGTTTTCTAGCGCGATGCGGTTAGACGTATTGCGATCACGTTGACGGTTTAGAGAAAAATCCGAGCAGTAAACTTGCTTACGGCGTTGAACAAGCGCTAAATCACGCGCGACACATTCAACCTCGTAAGCACATTTACGGCGCAGTTGACGAACAAGCCAATGCTCATCAAGAGCACGGTTCACCAACGCGAAAAGTTCACAGTTGTTTTCTGCGTATTGAATTTGCTCAGGTGAGAATGCCAAGCCTAATGAATCAAGAAGCTGAACCGCTTTATCAAAACGCGCTTGTGATTCTTCAAGAGGAATCGCACTTAACACGCGAGAAAAGTCGCGTGATTTGCGCTTGGCTAGATTGGTAATTTGCTCATCTGACATCGCGTAGCTATAGCCGTGCTCAGTCAAGCGGTCGTGAGCGTCGTTAACTGCGCGAACAGCTTCCAACGCGTTGCGTGTTTTCAGAATGTCGGTGTAAGCGCGTGTCATGTGTCGAGCGAACTCGCCGTTACGGTGTAATGATTTCGGCAAATCCAAACAAGGGTTAGAAGTAGGGCGCTCAATAAAATCTGACAGGTCGTGTGAGTAGATTGGCGCACTCATTGCCGATTTCACTGTCGACGGAATGAAATCCTCAGGCGTTGTGAATCTGTGGTCGACGTACTCAAAACGATGGTCGAATAAGTTGTCAGGAATGTGCTCACATGAAGCCCAAGAATGGACAGGAACAAAATCAATCCATTCTTGTTTGCCTGATGCCAAATCAATAACAAGTTCACGCATTATTGAGCCTCAACTGTTTTTGAAATAAGGGCGCGTTTTGGTGCGTCTTCAACGTAAACACGAAGTTCATCAACTTCGTTTTGTGTAAGCTTGCCGTCAGACATGAACCCGTTAAGCATTGGAATAGCGGATGGCTCTTTTTCAATCCAGATACGAACTTGAGCGTAAGTACTCGCAGGAGCATCGAAATTCGCGCGACCATAGAAAACAAACGCGATAGCTAGTAGCCCAGCTAACATACATAACAGTTCAAATGTTTTGTCGCGTTCCATAATCAACCACCTTGACTAGTTGAAAGAGCGACCGCCAAAGCCAAGCGCGAAAGCGTCAAGGGCAAACGCCCAGAGCTAAGGCGGTCTGATACTGATTGAATAACCAAATTTGGTTAGTAGCGTAATCACCAAAATTGGTTAGTGCAAGACACCAAAAATGGTGATTGATAAGCTAAACTGACGGAAACGGAGGAAGCGGTATGTATCAGAACAAACTATTAGATGCCTACAAAAAGGCTCAAAGTTACGTACAAGACAAACAAATTGCAGCGGATATGAATGTGCCGCCGCAGAGAATCAGTGATTTCCGCAAAGGAAAGCGTTATATGACTGATACACAAGCAATTTTTCTTGCAGAGCAATCAGGTTTAGACCCTGAGATTGCATTGTTGGGTTGTCACGCTGATCGCAATGATAATCCGCAGATAAAAGCAGTATGGGAAGGAATTGCAAAAAAGTTTAATGGGCTTGGATTGTCAGGAATCTCAATGGCTTGCACTGGATTAGCCTTAGTGATTACAAGTCCACAGGAAACACTATTACAGTGCGCATTATAT